GCCAGCGCCAGCGCATCCTCCGTGCCCCAGACCGACTCGTCGCTGCTGGCCACAGGATCGGCATCAACGGTGATGTCGTGCATCTGCAGGCGCGGGCCATGAGCAAGAAATGCCGCAACGTCAAAGCCCTCGGCGATGGCGTCGGCCGCATCCCACCCCTCGGCTGCCTCCTCTGGCGGATATAGGATGTGGCAGGTTTTCGCGCCCGCCGACAGGATGGCCTGCGCTGCCTGCGTCGCATAGTCCCAGCCCGGCTTGTCGCGGTCAGGCCAGATCAGCACGGACTTGCCGGCCAAGGGCGACCAGTCGGTTTTCTCCACCGGGGCATTCGCACCGTGCATCGCCGTCGTGGCAGTGATACCTGCATCGATGAGCGCTTGGGCGCATTTCTCGCCCTCGACCAGCACGACCTGCGCGGCATCCTTCATCCCCGGCTGGTTGTAGATGGGACGAGGCTCGGGCGGAGCCATCTTTCGGCGTTTGGCGTCCCACGGCCGGAATTCCTTCTTGCGACCGGGCGGGTCGTAGCGGTAGACCACCGCGATCAGATTGCCGGCCGCGTCGAAGTAGTCCCATTTCGCCGTAGCTGGACCGAGTTCATCGACGGGTGGCTCCTTCTTGGCCTTGCGGGATGGCGTCGACGGTGCTTGCCCAAGCAGATCTGCCGCGTGCTGAAGCACACGCGGAAAATCGGTCTGCACATTGGCATCCAAGTGGGCCGCGATGAGATCGAAGATGTCACCGCCATCACCGGTTGCACGATCGGTCCACAGCCCGGTTTTCTCACCATCGAGAACGACCTCGAGGCTATCGCCTGGGCTGCCAAGCACATCGCCGACGAGGAATTTCCCTTTGCGCTTCTTGCCCGCAGGGAACAGTGTGGCCAGGACCGATTCCAGTCGAGCGACGAGATCGGCTCGCAACGACTCACGGGCCACCCCACTGTCCTGTGGCAACTCAGCAGGGGCATCGTTGAAATCAAGCATTCGACGCTCCCCCCTGTGCCAGCATCCAAGCTTCCAGCTCCTGCAATTTGAAGCGCACGAGCTTGCCGACCCGGTAATGCGGTATGCCAAGCCGCTGACGCTCCTTGGGATGAGTGAGCAAGTACCTCGGTAGATTCAGGCAATGGGCAGCCTCGCTTGCATCAACCAAGCGCTCGCCGAGTACATCGTTGATGGATGAAGGGTTCATGGTGTATTACTCCAGCACCGGTCCTGCCATGCGCACATCCGGCACTCAAAGTGGGCGGGGTCGAGAAAGCCACGTGACAGCAACTCTCCGGCATCCGTGGCCAAGATCACCTTCAGCGCGCGGTCGGACATGCGCTGTGCCAGTGCCGCATCAAACGGCACCAGTTCGGTGTAGATCTCCATGGTGTCGGCATTGATCGCCGTGAAGATTGCCGGCTGTTCATGCAACTCTAGATAGGCCTGGTAGATCGCTACCTGCGCGGCGTAGATCGGCTTGGCCACGGCCAGCCGGTTTTTCTCGAGGTCACGCCAGGACTTCGAGCCGAGGCACTTGCACTCCCAGAGAGCTGGGTAAGCAAAGCCCTCGGGGCCATCAACGATGACGCCATCGATGTGCCCTTGCAGGCGTCCGCCGACCGCCGAGAAACCGAACTGATCGCCACTGGGTTTTCGGGTGCGCAGATCGAACCCGGCTGCCCGCAACCACTCGACCATGCAGTCCTCCATGACGTGGCCGCGCTCGAAGATGCGTAACAAGCGGCCATCATGGTCACGGCCATGATCGACCGGCGCCTTGGCAAACTCGTACTGCAAGGCACGTTCGCATGACGCCCCGAGGCGCGAAGCACCCAGGTACTCACGCTGCACCTCAGTGGAACGCACGCGCTGCATTCCGGCATCGACCAATGTGGCGATCTGTCCAGAAATGCTGGAAGAGGAGTTGAAGTCCATCATGACTTACCTCCCTTCCCGTCTTCCCAGGGCAGGTCATCCTCCAGATCGGCGAACGGACTCGCCAACGGATCGGGTGTAGGCGCCAAGCCCCGCACTGGTGGGAATTTGGTCGCCTCGTGGTGCACGACCATCGCATCGGTGTAGCTGGTCACAATGGCATCGATCACGCGCAGCGCCTCGGCTTCAGAGTAGTCGCCGAGCGGCTTGGTGAATCCGATCGCGCCTGCTGCCTCGCCGAACGCTTTGAGACAACTGCGCATGGCAGCCAACTCGACATCAGACGGATCGATCATGACGACCTCCCTGATGTCCTTGCCGCCATCCTTGACGCGCAGCCAGTTGCCATACAGTGCGTGAAACGCGTCCTGGCAGCGCCGGGAGCAGAACACCCAGTCGACGGGGTAGCGACGAGGGTTGCCGATGCGATGCTGGTTGTCGGAATAGCCGAAGCCCCTGGCCTGTCGTTTGCAGACCCAACACTTTCCGCTCATACATGACCACCTCCCGGCTGCACTCCACGCCGGGCACGGACGACGTGCTCAGCGCAGAAGGCATCCAACTCGACATAGTCGTTCCGAATGGCAGTCGTGCCGATGCGTACACCTTTCGGATGGCGGCAGCGAGCGATACGCAAGCCGCCAATGTCGCTGGCACTTGTTGGATCCAGATGGTGGCAATTGCCACAACGATTTCCGTTCATGCCCACGCTCCTACTGAGCCCAAGCGGGTTTGCCAGTGGCAGCCGGACGCTGTGGAGCGGCATGGGACGGGGTCGCCTGCGCAGGCGCAGCGGAACTGCCACCACTCGGCACCTTGGGTGCCATGCCCATCAGCGCCGCGTAGTCCTTGTGATCGGGTTCGACGGCCAGCTTGACCACGTTGCGGTTCTCGCCCTTGGCGTCCTTTTCGACATCCACGCGGGCCAGAAACTCGATGCCATCCAGGTCGGCGAAACCGTTGATGCGCCGGGCGGCTGCGGCCTGGGGTGAGTTGTCCTGAGGCGAGACATTGCGAGCGGAATTGAGGATGCCGCGAATCATGCTGCGGCCCATCTGACCCCAGGCTGGCCCTTTCCGGGATTGCAGGCCGATGTTCGACCACATCTTGCGTTTGGCAAACGGGCCTTCCAGCACGACGAACTCGCAGGCGAGGTAGACGCTGCCGGTGTCGAAGCTTTCGGTGGCATAGCCCCCGGTCCAACCCTGGGCAGGATCGTCGTGGCCGCCCGGCTTGATCGTCATGCGCACCTTGACGAGCGCGCCCTTGGGGATGAGATCGAAGCCCTGTTGCTGTTCTGCATCGTTGAAGTCCTGCCATGTGTTCTGGTTCATGTGTTTCTCCTTGAATTGGGTCAATGCGATGGATTGGCCTGCGGCCTCAGTTGCTCTGGGTGCCGAGGCATTTCTGGATGAGCTTGCCGAGATCCGGCTCCTCGATAGCGTCGAGGCGGCCACTGCGGTCCTTGCTCGGATAGCCAAAGGTGTTGTCGGCGCGGGTGACAAAACCCCGGTAAGTCGTGCCGTCGTCGGCCTTGAGGATGGCCAGGGTCACAACCTCATCGAGGACGCCAGGCAATTCCAACGCGGTCTTGCTGCCCTCCAACTGCAACTGGTAGTAGCGCCGGTTGAAGTCATCGGTCTTCTCCTCGAGGATGGCGACGTAGATGACGTGCTTGTCCCGGACGTGCTGCATGTGTGTGAGCGCCGTGATCATTTCCTGGCCCAGCAGGCCGTAAGCGCCCCGACTGTCCGGTTTGCCGTTCTTCTCGCTGAAGGCCTGCGGCTGGGTCTTGCACCAGCCGAAGCAAAGGCGCGAGAGCACGGTCAGGCTGTCGACGAAGTAGGTGTCGTATTTGGCCAGCTGCGCCGGGTCGCCATACCGGGTGCAGACATGCTCGAAGTGAGCCTGCGAGAACGCCTGTTCGGCGGTGGCGGTCGGCATCGGGCCGGCGAGGAACACCACGAGATCGCGGAATTCTTGCCAAGTGCGCGGCCGCACGGTGTCACCCGGCCAGTCCCGCACCGAGAGATCGCCAGCCTCGAGATCGACGAATAGTGTGGAATCGGCCGGCAGCGTTTTGAGTTGGGTGGTCTTGCCGACGCCAGGAAAACCAACCAGGGCCACCTTGGCGCTGTGCCGCTCGCGCTTCCGTTCATCGGCTGAAATGATGGGCAGCGACATCACGCGACCTCCTTGAGCAGATCGGCGACTTCAGGCCGCCAGAGGATCTGGTAGCCGGAGTGCCCATTGCGGGAGTACGGCAAGGCTTCGCCCCATGCCTGGCCGGCATCGGTCAGTTCCCACTCGTCACGGTCGTTGCGGTTCTGGAATCCCAGAGCCGCCAGCCGGAGGTTGACCGCCCTGGCCGACAGACCGATTTGCTCACCGAGCTTTGTCGGGTTCACCGCTGCCAGAGGATCATTGCAGGCGGGCAGCGCCCGACGCATCGTCTCTACCGACAATCCTGTGTTCTCCTGGATGCAGGTGAGCGTTGCCGCCATGGCGATGCCCTGCTTGACGCCGGGAACCTTGGCCACCGCCTCGCCGATCATCAGGATGGCGGTGACGCGATCCTGGGTCGGTGCCGGCAGTGCAGCCACGGAGCCGGGCACCGCATAGGAACCGGTCTTGCGGATCGAGGGTAGTACCTCGTGGGTTACCCATCGCTTGAAGCGCTTGGCTTCGGGTTTACGGCTGCCGAGCACTAGGTTGAAGAGACCGGACTCGTTGACCACGGTCATCTCCTGCTGCCCGCCAGGGGTGTGAATTGAACTCACCCCCTTTTCGTCGTCGTCCAGACGCTCCAGTGCCTTGCGATCGAGGTTCAGTGTGGACAACAGATCTGCGGCAACGAACATGGGCTCGCCGTCCTGGCCGAGGACGACACGCACGTCATGCGACTCGAAATCGAAGGCGACGATCTGGTTCATTTCGTCACCTCCACCGCGATTACGCCCACCGTGTCCGAGCCGAGGCAGCCATTCTCCCGGGCCAAAGTGTAGAGGCTGTCGAGCGCACTGCGGCGGCGGTGGATGCTCGCGCTCTCGGCACTGAGTGTCTGGATG